GAAGCCGCCAAGGGCAAGAAGACCACATCCGCAGCGCAAAGCATCCAGTTGGACCAGAAGATCGCTGACGCGCGTGCAGGGATGGTCAAGGCGCAGAAGGACGCTGATAGCCAGCTTGAAGTACTGGCTACCAACGAGACGGGGCGACTCGCCAAGCAGGAGCGCGCGATCAGTACCTACGTGCAGGCGCTTGGGCAGCAGCAGCGAGCCTTGGAGCTTGCCGGGCAGCGCGCCGTGCTTGGCGTGGGGCAGGGTGATCGGCAAAACGCGCTCAGTGGCGAACTGAACAGCCAGCAAGACCGATTTGCTCAGCAGTCGCTGGAGTTGGCCAACCAGAAGTCGGACCCGTCGCGGAACATGTCTGAGGAAGAGTTCAAACGGAAGTCGCAGGCGCTCGCCGACGCGAACAAGGCCGCCACTGACCAGATCCGGCAGAACTACGCGGATGTGGAGGCAGCCCAGGGCGACTGGACGAAGGGTGCTACCTCGGCCTGGGCCAACTATCTGGATTCCGCACAAAACATCGCAGGGCAAACGAAAAGCCTGTTCGGCAATGCGTTCAGCTCTATGGAGGACTCAATCGTCAACTTCGCTATGACCGGGAAGCTATCGTTTGCAGACTTCACCAAGTCAATTCTGGCGGACATGGCGCGCATTGCTACTCGGCAAGCAGCCTCTGGGCTTCTCGGCTCACTTGTAGGGCTCGGTATATCTGCCGCTGGCTCGTACTTTGGCGGCGGGGCTACGACCTCAGCAGGATCGACAGCGGCAGGGTACAGTCCTGATGTACTGGCGGGGTGGTCCGGCGTGACCCAGGCCAATGGCGGCGCCTGGTCGGGCGGCGTACAGATGTTCGCCGATGGCGGCGCTTTCACTAACTCCATCGTCAGCAAGCCCACCGCTTTCGGTATGTCCAACGGCAAAACCGGTGTAATGGGTGAGGCTGGGGAAGAGGCGATCATGCCGCTGACCCGGACGTCGAGCGGCAAGCTGGGCGTTATGGCGATGGGCGGCGGCGGGGCCGGTGGCACGCAGATCAATGTCGAGGTGCATATCGATGGTGACGGTAACGCCTCGTCGAGTGCAGACGCACCTGGCTACGACATTTTCGGCAAAGAGTTGGCCGCGTTCGTTGAGCAGAAGTATCAGCAGATGCGCAACAAGGACATGGGCCAGGGCGGCGTCATCAACAAAGCAATCAAGGGGCGCTGATGGCAATCGAACGATTTACGTGGGCAACAGAGAAGGGCGCGGAGGGTGAAATAACTCAGCGCGTCCGGACCAAGCAGTTTGGCGATGGCTACGCGCAGTCCACCGAGGACGGGATCAACAACAAATCCCAGTCCTGGCCAGTCACCTTCACCGGCATGAAGGGCCGGATCAAGGAAATCATGGACTTCATCGACCGGCACAAGGGTGCAAAGGGCTTCCTCTGGGAGCCGCCCCTGGGCGACCTCGGACTCTACAAGTGCAACGGCTACAAACCCGTGCACCGCGGCGGCTCGGTTTATGCGATCACCGCGACCTTCGAACAAACTTTTCACCCCTGAGATAACCACCCATGGCACTGATCACGGACATCCAGAAGCTGGAGCCCGGCGGCGAAATTCGCCTGTTCGAAATTGACGGGACCGAGTACGGCGCGGATTACCTGCGCTTTCACGGCCACGCCATCCCTCACACGCCCGAGGAACTGCTGGCGTATGAAGGCTCGGAAGCGGATCTGCCGGCCAAGTCGATTTGGTGGCAGGGCGCCGAATACGCGGCCTGGCCGGTTCAGATCGAAGGGATTTCTTCCAGTAGCGACGGCACCGCCTCTCGCCCGACGTTCGCCGCCGGCAACATCAATGGCCGAGTGACTGCCCTGTGCTTGGCTTTCGAGGACCTGCTTAAGTTCAAGCTGACGGTGCGCGAGACGCTGGCCAAGTACCTGGATGCAGCGAATTTCCCCGAGGGAAACCCAACTGCAGACCCTACTCAGGAAGCGCTGGAGATCTGGTATATCGACCAGAAAACCAGCGAGGACGGCGAGGCTGTGGTCTGGGAGCTCTCTTCCCCGGGCGAGATCGACAATCATGGGTTGCCTGGCCGGCAAATGACGACGTTCTGCCACTGGGCCATGACCAACGGTTACCGCGGCCCGGACTGCGGCTATACCGGCCCAGCGATGTTCGACGACGAGGACAACCCAACGACCGATCCCGCCCGGGACCAATGCAAGGGCTGCCTATCGTCCTGCAAGCTGCGCTTCGGCGAGAGCAACGAACTGTCATTTGGTGGATTCCCCGCCGTTTCCCTGATTGCCCGGAGCTGACCATGCGCAAGCACATCGTTGCGGCGATCCAGGCGCACGCTGCCGCCGAGTACCCGAGAGAGTGCTGCGGTTTGTTGCTTGCCCTGGGGCGCGCGCAGAAGTACTTCCCCTGCAAGAACATCGCCACGGAGCCGAACGAAGAGTTCAGGCTTGATCCTGAGGACTACGCCGCAGCCGAAGACCTGGGCGAGGTGATTGGCATCGTTCACTCGCATCCAGACGCCACCAGTAGGCCGTCACCGCACGACCTGGCCATGTGCGAGGCCACGGCCTTGCCCTGGCACATTTTGTCGTGGCCCGAGGGCGATATGCGCACGATCACGCCAACGGGCAGCACGCCGTTGCTCAAGCGTCCGTTCGTGCACGGCGTCTGGGACTGCTGGCAGGTCTGCGCCGATTGGTACCAGCGCGAATGGGGTTTGGAATTTGAAGCGTTCAAGCGCACCGATGGCTGGTGGGAGAGTGCAGAAAGCACCAGTCTGTACGAAGAGCAATACGAGGCTGCCGGCTTCGTGCGCGTAGACAGCCCTCAGCGCGGTGACATGATCGTTATGCAGGTTGGCCGTACGGTGCACCCGAACCACGCAGGCATATACCTTGGCACCGATCCGTTATTGCCTGGCGAAGAGTCGGGTGCTTTCGGTCCGGGGCCGTTCCTGCTGCACCATCTGTACGGTAGGCCGTCCGAAATCATAGTTTTCGGCGGTCCGTGGGCAGATAGAACTCGGCTGATCCTAAGGCACAAAGACGCTCAGTCCAGATCGCCCAGCGAGTAAATGGAAAACCCGTGCTTAGTTAAATGGGTGACATGCACCGACCCGCCTATATAAACGCGGTCTTGGGTCTTTTCTTCTTCCTGACGTGACTGAGCGCGCATCATGTCGGGCGCGCACGCAGGATACGAATTGAGGTCGATTCCCGCCTTGTCCATTAGCTCTGGCTTTACCCCGAGCCCATAATCTAAAAGCTCGGATTTGAAGTCCGACACTGAACGGTAAACGAAGCCATGGATCTTTCCAGAATTGTCGGAAATCCCGAAGTGATAGATCGTTGCAGATTGGTCCTTGAGGGCGGGGGCATGTCGATTCAATTCGCTCCAGAGGGCCTGAAGCTCTTGGGGCGCATGAGCATCGACCGCGTCTACATCGAGGGCAAAACCTTGGTTATTCACAAGGCCGACCCAGCGGCTGAAAAGCAGGGCGGAGCCTGTCGCTGCGATGACCATGCGCATGTGCGGGATGGCGATAGCTTTACTCACGTAGCCTGGGGGCGTATCGACGGAATAATGTAAAAGCGTGTCCGTGGCCACAATCGCTTCGTTTTCATCCGTGTAGAACAGTAGGGACGACATGGGGTCTCCTGGCCAGCATTTGATTGGGCGGAGGCTACTACCGCTCCCCAATCACGCGTTACTGGCATTCCATCCACACTGGATGCCTGGCCAGGGAGCAGGCGTAAAAAAGCCCGGCGGGCCGGGCTTGGGGGAGGCTAGGTCTTAGTCTTCGCAACAGCTTTCCCGAAGGACGAGCCTGGAAGGCTGAGCAGCCTGGACTCAAGAAGATCTATTCGCTCATCGAGTAGTTTTGAAAATTCGCTCTTAACAAGAGACCTGAACTCATCCCTTTCTGATTTAAGTGCCTGGTTCTCTTTGATCAAGTTGGCCAAGACCCCAGCGGCATAGATAAAGCCGCCACTGACGGCTAGCAGCTCGTCCAGTTCAATCGTTACCTCAAGGCGTTTAAGCATCTCGTTGGACAACGATCGCGAGTTCTCGTCCGCCTTTGCGTCAAGGGTTTCCTTGAGTTCGACGGGTATCCGAAGCTTGAATTGGGGGTCTGTTCTATTCATTTTGAAATAATGGACCAAATGGGTCTTGACGTAAACGGACCCAATGGGTTCTACTTGTGTTGCACCCATTGGGTCCATCGGAGGATTTAGCATTGAGACCAAAAGCGCAATTCAAGCTTCGTTTGCCCGACGAACATAAAGACTGGGTCGAGCGGAAGGCAAAAGCTGGCTTCCATAGCATGCAAGCCGTTGTTCTAGGGCTTATTGAGGAGGCGAAGCGGAAGGATGAACAGCAAATCAAACAGGCATAAAAAAACCTCAGTGCTGGCAGGCGCTGAGGTCTTGGTTAACGAGATCAACTTCGAGGAAGAAATCGTCATGAGCGATATTAGCACAGCTGTAGCGAAATCCAACGTCGTCCCGTTCCGTTCGGCCATGCTTCTGCTCGTTGAGCACAATGGGCAGCCGTTCGTTCCAATGAAGCCTGTGGTAGATGGCATGGGGTTGGACTGGAAAACCCAGCACCGCAAGCTCACGGACGGTCGTTTCAAATCAACCATGGTTGAAATGACCATAGTTGCCGCAGATGGAAAGTTGCGTGACATGACCTGCATGCCGCTGCGCAAGCTGGCGGGCTGGATGATGTCGATCCATCCGGGGAAAATTCAAGATGAAGATCGCAAGAAAGCCATCATCGATTACCAGAACGAATGTGATGACGCGCTTTGGGCGTACTGGAATGAAGGTCGCGCCGTGAACCGTCGCGGCCCCGATCAGGCGATGACCGTTCTCGGCCAAACCATCGGCACGGACGGATTTCACATGCTGGGCGCGGTGGTGAAGGGGAAGGTTTCGAGTCTCCCTGCTCCAGCTCAGCGCCGCGCTACCGCTAAAATTTGGGCGCAGACCCACGCCGCATTCGGCGTTCGGTCGGCAGCGGACATCCCAGCCGATCAGCTGGACTCCGCACGCAACTTCATCGCCGCTTATGTGGTGCTCGACGGCGAGTACCTCCCGCGCGAGCCAAAATCGGAGCGGTTGAACATTCACTTCCCGATCCAGGCACTTGCGGGTCGTCGCCAGGGGATGCTGACGGATCGTGGCGATGGTCGCGCCTGGCTGGATGTTCGGCTTGAGGATGTTGGCTACCACCACGACTCGCTTTGCGAATTGATTATCTTCGAGCTTCAGCGTGCCGGTTACGTTGTCGACGCAGCCCAGTGGGAGTTGGCTACCTACCGCAATAAGTTGCGCGGGATTAGCAGCTTCGTTACCGGCTTGAATCGTGTCGTTGAAGACCCGCACCGCTATGCGGTTGATTCGGGAGAGGCGGCATGAACTTCACTCTGAAAGCTGGCGGTCGCGCCTTGATCCTGATGCCGGAGCGGCCAAATCTGGTCGGTCGCTCCGGCCAGTTGATCCGCAAGATCGAAGAAAATTGGCTGATGCTGGTCGAGGGCAAGCGCTACTCGGTTAGCGGGAAGAGCCTTATGCCGCTGGACGGCTTCAATCCGAATGTAGCCGCGTCGATTGAACTGAGGAAGACAGCATGAGTAGCATAGTTCCGTTCAGCTTTAAAGGTGCCGGCGTTCGCGTGGTTGCTGACGATCACGGGGAGTCTTGGTTTGTTGGTCGCGATCTATGTTCCGCGCTTGGTTATGCGGATCAAACCAGCGCCATGAAACAGCACTGCCGTGGGGTGGTGAAATACCACCCCATCGCTGACAGCCTTGGGCGTATGCAAGACACCCGAATTCTTGCAGAGCCGGACATGCTGAGGCTCGTCATAAATAGCCAGCTTCCAGCTGCTGAGCAGTTTGAGCGCTGGGTCTTCGAAGACGTTCTTCCGACGATTCGCAGGACTGGCAGCTATCAAATGCCAGCGAATGACGCCACGATCCCAGTTGAGCGCCAGTTGCCAATCGCCGCCGACAGCCTTGATGCGGCGAAGCGTATTGCCGAGTGCTTTGGCCTTGAAGGTAATCAGGCTCTGTTGAGTGCCAATAGCATGGTCAAGTCAGCTATCGGCGTGGACCTGATGGAGATGGCTGGCGTTAAGCGGCTCGTCAATGAATCGCAGGAAATGAACTTCACTCCAACCGAGCTTGGCGCGAAGTTCGGCATGAGCGCGGTGAGCATGAACAAGTTGCTCGCCGAGTGCGGACTACAACACCAGGTGATCTACAAACCTGGCAAGAAGCGCTGGGAAGTTACGCCTGACGGCAAGCTCTTTGCGGTAATCACCGATACCGGCAAGAAACACAGCGATGGCAAGCCGGTGCAGCAGATCCTATGGAAAGAGTCGGTACAGGAGATGCTGGCCAGGCTGGCCGACCAGCTTCGGTCTGGGCTTCCGGCCGTCATTGCTGGCGGCGTACGACGTTAGATTTCAAATGTGATCCTGAGTCACATTTAACTACCGCCACGAATTAACCCCGCCCATGCGGGGCTTTCGTGCTGGCGTTTCAATGGTATTCTTCAAAAAACATGGAGGGTACCAAATGCGTTCAGCTGCACTGATATTTCTGTTGTTTTCATTGCTTACTGGCTGCGCTTCCAAGCCAACGCCAGAGCAGATTCAGGCCGCAGATTACGGGGCATCGGTTTATCAGGCTGATGCCGAAAAGGCTGTAAAAAGCTTTTTCAACATCTATCTGAAAGATCCAGAATCTGCCCGCTACAGCTTCGGTTCTGTCTATCGTGGCTATATGGTGGGTAGCGTTTTTGAGGGGCGCAAGCTTGAAGCCGGTTACTTGCTTGACGTTACGGTAAATGCAAAGAATAGCTATGGCGGCTATGTAGGCGCGAAGCCTTATAAATTCCTTATCCACAATGACAGGCTTGTCGGCGGTTGGGAGATAGGCTCCAGCGGCATTCCAATCAAAGTCATGTGATTAGGCAGGAGGCGCAATCATGCGGATTTTGATAGCTGCGGTAGCGGTGGCGATGCTGGCGGGGTGTGTCTCGCCTGGCGAACTTGAGTCGAAAGCGCCGAGCATTTCAGCAAGTACCGGAAAAGACCCGAAGCGGTATGCGTTGTGCGTTTTTCCGCGCTGGCAGGATGCACGTAGCGACGTGACGATGTCCGAGACAGAGTATGGCTATCGCCTGATCGCGGCCAGCAGCAATATGACCGACGAATTGCTGAGTATCCGAAAGACCGCCAAGGGCAGCGAGGTCAAGCTTTATCAGCGCCTGGCCTGGGGGCCGGGATGGGGCAGGGGCGACATGGAAAAGGCGGTTAAAAGCTGCCTGTAAGAGAACCAAAGACAAGCCGCCTCCGGGCGGTTTTTTATTATCTGGAGAAAACCCGTGTCAGCACTCGCGATCAACTATCAGCCCATGACTACCATACTGCTCTACGGCAAGCTCCGGCAGTTCGGAAGGTCGTTCCGACTATCCGTGCGATCACCAGCAGAGGCAATAAAGGCCCTGTGTGTACAGATTCCAGGATTGGAAAGGTTTATCTCAAACGCTAAGTCGCGCGGCATCGAGTTTGCCGTTTTTCGCGGATCGAAAAACATTGGCGCTAAAGAGCTGGATTACGCAGGGACGGAAGTAATTCGTATCGCCCCAATTATTACTGGCAGCAAGAGAGCTGGCCTTCTTCAAACGATTGTCGGCGTGATCTTGATTGCCGTTTCTTTCATCCCAGGTTTTCAAGCTCTTGCTGCTCCGGGCATTGCACTCGCTGCCGGCGGGGTGATCCAAATGCTCAGCCCCCAGGCCGGCGGCCTAAAGACCAGCGCCGCGCCAGAGAACACCCCCGGCTATGCCTTCGGCAGCGCCAAGAACA